ATGATAGAATACTATGTTTATCAAGAGCACAAAAGCAAACTTAGTGAAGTATCGATGCGTTTTGAAGTGAAGGAAATCCCCAGAAGAACAGGAAAAGGCAACTTATTGGGTCGCCTTGCTTTTATCGTACATTAGTTTCGTTTGAAATCCTTTAGTTATCTCGTTATCCGAATCAACTTCTTTCGACAAGACCCAAATAATAATTGGGCTTCCGTCTATCTGGTCATAACGGTTATACACCTGCTCCAACTGCCAACCAAGTTTAGACATAAAATTCATAGCTGAAACCATTGTGCGAAACTTTATCTCTTTTCCATTTTCATCCACGAACTTGTTGTCTTTCAAATCTTTCTGACCAAAATCAATTCTTACACTGACAATTCCTTTCTTTAGTGAGTTTTCATCACCGATAAGATTACAGTATGCCTTATATGGCTTCTGAGCAAATAATGAAACACTTACGAAAATAAGAAAAGAAGCTAATAAAAGTCTATTCATAACATGATTGATAAAAGTTTGTGTACAAAAATAAGAAATCAAACAAGAACATCAAAAAAAGACACAAGAAAAAAGCCCCGGCCATTATAGCCGGAGCAGTCCAATTTATAAATTTAAAGTCTTATGATGAAGATTGTCTGTTGCGCCAATATTTTTGTACTATCAACATAACGACAATCAAAACGGTTACACAAACACAGGCAAAACCGATTTGTTCAGGCAACGTGGATTCTTTTTTATCCTTTATGCTTTCTGACCGCTTTTCCTCATGAATATCGGAAGTAATATCCTTGTCGGCTTTTATCTCCGTACTGTCATTGACTACAGTTTCCTTCTTTTCATTCTTATTGAAATCACCTTCCACATGACCGTCAGCCAATAACGGAGGTTTCCCAGTCAGGCTATCGGGCGATTTTCGGGTATCATAAACTCGAAAATCAATCACATAGCTGCCATTAGTGCTTATCAGCTCTCTTAAAGAAGTAGTAGAACCATGTACGATATTGACCGATTCATTGGCACTGTCCTTCCTGATTACTTCTGTGTCTGAATTGACAGATTTATACGAGCTGCCACATGATCCGAACAGCAGGAACAGACACATGAAAGGAGCCAGCAATATATGCCGGCTTACCCAGTTCATAACTCTAACCAACATAAGAGATATCATTTATGCGGTTCATCCACCCTCTCTTAAATTTATTATTGGTCGGACGCTGACGACAAATATTTTCGATGAAATCAAACCGTGCAATCTTGATCTGATCAAACAGTTCACGAGGGTTTTGCCTGTTTATTGCTTCAAGCGTTTTAGGTCCGACAATGCCATCAGGAATCACGCCAATCAAATCCTGCGGTATTTTGATACCGTGCACTCCGCTTGCCCAGATCCAATCGACAAGGATATCAGCTATGGATTGGGATTTAATTTCGTCAGCTTTCCACCTGTCCCAATACATGGTTTTCAAAATCTCCGTCCATTCCTCTTTCGTGATGTTTTTCAATCTTTCAACCGTAGGCTTGGGATAGCCTTTCTTTCGGCAATACGCTTCATAAGTTCCAATGGTCACACCCATATTGGTAGCCCCTCCTAAATCGTCCGGGTCATTTACAAAACCGCCTTCCCACTTCAGGATAAACGGTGCAAGTTTTTTCACATCAGCCATTTTTCTTTTCCTCCTTATCTTTAATTAATGTAGTCCTGCGTGGTGGAATACGACGACCGCATTCGCTGTCAGGCCTGTCACAACGGTTATGCTCGGCATCTTTCAATTGCAGTTCCAGCTCGTGGCACTTATGAATCCATGCCAGCTTATCAGACTGTTCATTACGAAGCTCAACGTATAACGCATCGATCTTGGCGTCACGCTGGGCGATGCGTTCTTCCAGCCAGTCAACCTGCTTACGCTCGTTCTCATCCTCCATCGAATCGGCGGACGCATCCTCTTTCCGTGCGTTAGTCTTGCGGTTCACCCAGAACGTGACACCCCAGCGGACAGCCTCCAATCCTCCGAAAGCCCCGATTATAGCCAACCAGTCGTTTAATTCCATTTCGTCTATTGTTTATCTGAATTATAAAAATACGCACCTCAAAGGTATCCCTATCCGTTGCATCATCGCTGCCAAAGCCCCGAAATCCATTGCCACGATATGACAATAAAAAAAAGAGCCTGCTACGGAATTTAATCCGCAACAAGCTCTTGGTCTTACACATCTGCAAAGATAAAAAATCACATTCCTGTTTCAAACTTTTTCACCTAAAAAAATAGTAGAAATAGATACATGGTAGAAAGTGGGTAGAATCCTAAGAAAAATATCTTTTGTTCTACCCTATTTTTTGAACAGAATTTATCTGATTCATTTCCAATGCTGTTTCCAAGTTCCCCCGGAACTTAGGCTAATAATAAGATACATTATGGTAAAAATGCATAAACTGACCAAGGGTGGACAAACCATTTATCCGGCTACCATCTATGATGCTGTGGTCAACCCCAAGACACGCAAGAGTCTTACAGCAGAACTTTCCGAGTTAAAAATGGATATTATTAATCAAAAAAAGGGAGAAAATATTATTGATAATTTTGATCAAAGTACGGCCTATATTGTATATGGTAATCAAGGAGAAATAGCATCAAGTATAGAAAAAATCACAAACAATGCGACATTCATAGCAACAAAATTAGAATGTAAAGCCGGAGATCGATTTCTGATTACTGGAAAGTGCGTTTCTGTACAAGCTAGGGCCTATGTTTTTGTTGATGAATCCGATAGGATTTTGCTAAAAGCAAGCCAAACATTTGTTGGGGAAAAATCTGTAATTGAGGCTCCGGAATCTGCCATTACCGCTTACTTTACATTAACAAAATCTGAATCTGTTGAATTTGTAATATTAGACTCGTCAATAGAAGAATTAAATGACAAGATTACTGAGACAAACAAATCCTTTACAAGCTTAAAGGAAGAGGTATCAAATATTATTACAACCGAAAGCGGGATAGAAGAAGAAATCTACAACAGCACTTATTTGTCTAAGGATTATATATCATCTGGAGGCACACTGGGTACTGCTGCAAGATACTGGTCTGTAAGAATACCTGTGGCAAAAGGATTGAGGTATAAACTGGATTCTTCAAATGTCAGTAATCAAACAGTATTTAGAATTGCCAAAACCGTAGAAAGAAAAATAACAGAAGTCTTAATCAATGAGGCTTCACCAGAGACAAAAAAATATGAAATTTATTGTGATGGCTCATTTAATTATATACTTTGGACATTAAGCAATGCCTATGATTTGGAAGGCACTCCAAGTGTCAAGAGAATAGAGGGGGGAGGAAAAAAATTAAGTCCTGATATTCAGATTTCACCTGAATCATTGCCTGGTTTCGAAGATAGTATAAAGGAGATAACAGATAGACTTGATGGAATTGTTTATAAAAGTAATATTATCTATTGTTATGCCAATCAGGAAACGGCGAATCAATTTCAAGCTATTGAGGACGGGATTAATATATTTGTAGGATATAAAGCCAATGTAAATTCCATTCAGAGGGCCATAAATTCCATACCAAAAGATACAGACAAACAATGGTATATTTTTGCTGTAGGGGAGTTCAGGACATCATCATTTAATCATTTTGCAACGGAAGATCCGTTATCGGGAGAATCAAAGGAAAACTATGTCTGTTATATAGAAATGGTTGACAGGCAAAATATTCATTTGTTCGGTGTTGGTAATAGGGCTACAAAAATAATATGTGATATGCCTGACAGTGGTTTTCCAACTCCTGTATCTAATTTACATCCATTGTTGATAAAAAAAACTAGGAATTGCAGTTTCCACAACTTTTATATTTTTGGGAAAAATGTAAGATATACCGTGCATGTTAATGGCATTAAAGAAAGCGAATCTAATAAATTATGGTTTGACAATGTGGAATTCGACAGTGGAAAGAATAATGGAGAGGCTGCGGATAGCTGGCCGTATGGTTCCCAAGCAATAGGTATAGATATTGCATCTAACATGAATCTGATTTTTACTAATTGTATAAATCCATGCTTGAGAGGACATTTTGGCAGTATGGGATATGGAAGACATTTTATCCTGTTTAAAGGGTGCTATTTTTATTCCGATGCAACCAATGTGTTGCCCTCGGAAAATATTCCATCCCCAAATAGTTTTATAGATTACAGGTTTATAGGTAACAAGTTCTATGGGCTTTCAACGTTATTTAATGGTTCCTTAAAAGAATCAGGTGTAAAGATGAAAATTAGTGGCTGGGGGAATAGTATTGTTTATTTTCCCAAACCAACTCTGTATTTTAATGAAATAACGGATATTGCACAGACATATAAAACTGAAAGTTCGATATTAGCCGGTAATTTGGTGAATCTATATGGGGATAAGGCTAATGGTAAAATTGAATCTGTTGCTATGTTCAACAGCTCAGACGGGAAAGTTATTTGTGCCAAAAATATCATGTATGAAATAAATAATATTCTTGTTTCAGAGAACTATCTTCCTAAAGATGGAGATTACTGTAAGGCAGTAGATGGATTATTGGCGAAATCAGAATATCCTACTAATGCTTATGTTTTAGTAAGATCAGGTATAAAGTATTTAATAATAGAGTAAGCCATCAACTATGATGTAAGGGCTGATCTTGGTGTAGGCCAGCCCTTATAATTAAAACCATTCCGCATCCGGATGCACTTCAATGGACAGATGGAACATTATTCTGGCTATTAGTTTTCGTATCATAGTATATGCTTTACAAATTGAATATACAGTTATCTTCAACATAACTTAATTTTGTTAGATTGTTGATTTTTGAAAAAATCCCATCCATACTCTCATAGAAATATGAATTTTTATCATCGCTGTGCAAACGATTATCCTTGATACCGTATAGCTCCGAATCTATAAACTCTATGTCTGGTGTCGTTTCGTTATCCCACAACATGGAGGATGTGGTTTCCAGCCCATTATCTACAGCAACGAATGACCTATTGAAAACAACAGATATATTGTCAGCCAATCTAAACAGAGTCGCCCCAAATTTATATACAGGAGCCTGTTTCCCTTCACTTTCCACTATAATTGTAGCGTTTTCAAAAACCACCTTTCCTGCATCTTTGTTCGTAGAGTCTTTATAAATAAGTAATGTCCCCATTCCTGTTCGACTCCTTATACGTATATTTTTTAAGACATTATAACCGATTGGTTCAGCGAATACAGGTTCATTCCAATTATTTTGCGGGGGATACAATGTTCCGAAAATACCTACTGCATGTAATCCCTGTGTACGTATGCAAATATGTCCAACCTCCTTAACTCTTATATTCCTTAAATAATTCATTTGCGCTCCATTGGCACCGACAACCACATTAACCCCCTCGCAGTAGCAGTCATACAGATACATGGCATCGAAAGGCATCCCTGTTACCGAACTTGTGCCATGCCCGGCAAATGCAGTACCAAGATATTCATGTCTGCCTATGGCCTCACAACCGATAAATGCCAATAGTTCTCCATAATAATGGTAATTATAATACATGTGATGATAATACTCTCCATTTGCTCCACTTCTTGATACTGCTCTGCAATTCAGCATCATGTGAGTATGGGGAGCCGCAGACCTGTTAAACAGAAAACCATGTCTACCAAAATCCAAACTTTCTACCCCCTCATAAAATCCATTAGGAATAACAGTACCGTCTGTAGAGTCACCACCTCGAAAAACGATATTACGAATATCAGAAGCATATTGGGTGATTTGCAGTTTTTGTCCTTTTTTCCCAATCTCTGTCACTTCATGAGTTATCTCCACTATTTTTCCTGCAATATCGGTTGTTGATAAATATATATAATAATTCCCTTCTCCCCATGACTCTGAATCGTATCCGCTGAACCAATAGGAGCTACCCGGATTGTTTTCTAGCCAGTCCATGGCATCCGAACTGGACTTTTTCTGTGCGTCAAGCCACCATCCATTTCTTTTCCCGTCTAAAAATACCTGACAAACAAATCTGGCCTTGCTGCCCGAACCATAGTGATGCTTTATAACATAAATGTTACTATAGCCGCGCAGTTTGTATAATTTATCCAAAGACTCAATGTCATTAACAGAGCTAATATCTGATATAGATACGGTCGGTATTGTCTGCAAATTCAAAAACAAAGGTTTATCCTTGGACATGTCGCCATAACAATCCACTCTGATTCCTTCTTTAGACAAGACTTGTACCTCTGTATTAAATATACTTCCTCGTTCAATAAGGACCGTGTCCCCATCGGTCATCAGTTCATCGGCTTTATTCAAAGTCTTCAACGGAGTTGAGTCAGACAAACCATCATTGGTATCCAAACCATTGACTGTACTTACATAATAGGTCTTAGATAATGATGTTACGTATTTTTTTCTTTGATTATCCCTTAAGTAAAAAAATAAAGTCAATAAATCATCTTTTGCCATAAATGATCCGGCAGGATTAGTGCTCAAATTCACTAATGGCATAAACATTGAAGGATAACTGGTCAAATCCCCTACCAGAACATTCTCAGATGCATCCGATGGGGACAAGTCCGTATCATCAATTTTAGCGATCATCAATCTGCAATATTGGGTTTTTGTGGGAATGGTAGTATATACAGTATTCCAATTACCATCTTTTGAATTGAAAGACTCACCGGCAGGGTCGTTATAAAACATGACATATATTCTATAACCGGGCTTGATAATGATATCAGTTCCTGTATTAATTATCTTGGTATAGACTCTATTGGTCCCACCTGGTTGTAGTATACCGCTTTGCGAATTGATACTCCCTTGTACGCACAATAGATCCTGTTTTTCCATATAATTGCCACCCTTAATCTCGGTTAGGTTGCGTTCCATTTCATTACTCAAATCATTGTATGATTGTGCAATTAGTTTTGTTTCATCAGTTATCTGTTCAACCGTATTATTGAACTTTTTGATATCTGGGCATAACGCCTCATTTTGATATAATTTACTTATAGTAACCCGTTTCCCTGATTCTATATCTATAGTGGCTTCTTTAATCAAAGAAACCATGATACGAAATTTCTTATAAGATGTTGATGTTGTGCTTTTATCAGTTTTCCAATTGCTATCTTTAGCAGCAAAAGACCCATTTTCATTGTAATAAATTATATAATATCTATATCCACTTTCTATTGAAATGTCAACACCTGTATTTATAAGATCTGAATGTATTCTTGTTTTGCCTCCCTCTTCAATAGCGCCAGTCGTAGTGGATATGCCACCTTGTCCCCATGATGTTACATACGTTTCGTTAAAATCGGACCCTACAATTTTAGCTATTGTTTTATCTGTTATCTGGTCAATCGTATTATAAATACCTTCTGTCTTGTTTTTAATAGAAGTTAATCCAACGTCTAAATCAGATATTTCCGTAGTCAAGCTCTTACGCGTCTTTGGATTGACCACCGCATCATAGATAGTAGCCGGGTAAATGGTTTGTCCGCCCTTCGTCAGTTTATGCATTTTTGCCATAATATCTCCTGTTTTTAGCCTAAGTTCCGCCGGAACTTGGCCCGTTGTTATTTTATGTAATTATTTATTAATCTTAAAATCACTCAGCACATCATCATACTCCTTATCTGACAGAGATACGCTCTGCACCGCATTGTATGCGGCATAATCCGGATAGGGAATGATCTCCGCTGTGCTCTCATCCGTCTTGCCGGAAACGAGGATAACACCTGTAATCTCCACCGATACAAGATTGCAGATACCATCGGCAAAATCAGCATCAGAAAGATAGTATTCGCGTTTGACCGACAGAGTGCCGGGACGGAGTCCATGCCTGTCAAAAATGACCAGCAGACTACCATCATCAAGCCTATGGCAGTTCTTGTACCCGTGCCCGTCAAACTCCGCAACAACACATCCCGACAGAACTGTACGGTAAGTGAACCGGAAGGGAGTATTCACATCCCCATTCAAGTTCTTCTCTATGATCTTAAAATCGGACTGATAATTAATTCTCATAATACACTATAATATTGATGTTACATCATCTATCTCCTCGGCTGTCAAGATGCCGGAAAAGTCAACACTCCCACCGCCTCCGGTTGTTCCTGTAGGACTCCATTTCCCCTTTATCTTGCAATCATATATAGGGCCGGGTATGGTATCCCCCACGACAGCCCAGTCGCCCACAACTGGAGATGGGACAGCAGCATGCAATGCTTCTTCCGTAGAAAACAATCCCTTGTTGCGTATAGCGTTCTGCTTGACCTTCTCCACTTCAGTGGAGGTCTTGCTGAAGTTGTTGTTAAGACGATCTACCGCCTCACTCCAAGTACCTGTTTTATTAATACTATTAAGTTCCATATCACTTCATTTTACTTTGGCAATACGCTCTGATCCCATACAATCTCAGATCCCTTAACCATAATTATGCGTCCTCCCATTATCTGGCTCTGATATATATAACCGTCACTTCCTCTTTGCTCAACAACCATACTGTCCGGGCGAAAATACAATACATCACTATTGGAAGGATCATTCATAAAAATACGGGGAACCATACCGCTCAATCCGTATTGAAGGGATATATCTAAGAGCGAATTACCATCATTATCATGAATATCAATTGACGGTCTCCCATATTCATCCTCAGGGAATATGGTTATCTCGTAACCTGACGGTGAGGAAACTTTCACTTTCCCGACAAATTCAGGATTTCCCTCTGCATCCCATTTAATGTTCCCATTGGCAAGCTGCCCGGAACCATCCTCATTCAACAGTATCTTACCATTGGCTATTTCAACTTTTCCCCGGAAATATCCGCCCAAAGCATAGATATATCCACGAAAAAAAGCATTACCGCCATGAGTAGCTACAAAGTTTGCCATATTCGCCCATTCTTCATCCGTAGGCTGGTAATTAGGATCATTACGAAACCTCATTACGGTTAATATAGCCTGTTGAAGCGTGCCACCTGCCCAAAATGCCACATCATCATCGTCATTGTATATGCCGCTTACTCCGGCAGTGACCTTCTGTAACTTGCCATCCTTGTAGTTACCTAACTGAATCATATTGGCCAATATCAAACCACCAAGGATATCCACAGAACCATCTTTGATCGCACTGGCGATATAATTGATTGACTGAAAACCGGCTGTTGCCTTGTCGTTATCCAAAATGGACGGTTTCCAATCGGTAGCGATGGTTCCACGCTCTAATTGAAGGTCACAAACGGTTGCGGTACCACTGATAAGAAATATACCACTGCCATTGAAGGTAATCTTATGGATATATCTCTGATAAGAGGATGTGAG